AAAGGATCTTACATTGTCTGTTACATCAAATAGCAATCCAGAAGTGAATGTTGTACCACTATTAAATCTTAATACTTCAAGTTTCATATTTACCTTATAACCTTAATATAATCCCATTTCTCTTTTCCTCCAATTACAAAAGTAAGCATTCCTGCCCTAGACTTATCTCCTTTAGTATTTTCAAACCATTCTGAGCCTGAATCTAATGTTGGAGCTTGTAGTATTAACCTATCAGAACTCTCATAAGCTGAAAAATAATGGTAATGCCCATGTAAAACTATATCTGCATCAGCAGTTTCACTTCTTGAAAATGCTTGATCTGATAGCCACTTTCTTGCTTTAGCCTGTGAATTACCTGCTCCCCTCATCTGATGCCCATGTAATAAAAGTAATACTGTATCTGATACTTCTATTGTTAAGTGCAATTCATTGTCTGGAATAATAAAATCTAAGCTTTTACTGTATGCAGGAGATTCTTTAAATATTTCCTGCAACTCCTCTGCTAACATCACATCTTTATTATCTGCAAAAGTTGTATAAGCTTTTCCATTCTTTCTTGATTCTCCATGATTGCCACCAATAAAACAAACTACACCCTTACTAAACAATGGCATAATCTCTTTAATTATTGTATAAATCATTCTCCTAGCTACTTTTTGCTGCTGTCTTTCATCTAAAACTGTGCTAAATTCCTGCATAGCATAATGATTAGAGCAAGATTCTACAAGATCCCCTAATCCTGCAAATAATACCTGTTCTAATGGCTCTACTTTCTGGATCTGCTTAACTTGTGCCTTAATCTTAGGAATATAGTCTATAAACCTCTCTATTGCCTCCTCAGTACCCTCTTTGCCTATTTGAAAATCTGCAAGTGCAATAACAAAAGTTTTAGAATCTTTTACAGGCTTCTTTTTATCTTGTTTTTTTAACCTACCTGCACTTGCTAGGAGCTTCTTAAAGTCCTCATCTGGCATATATTCATCACTAGAAACTATTTTTGCTTTGAAGTAATATAATCTTTCTATATTTCCATTTCCAATATTAGAATCCCAATACCTAATTTCTGCTTGATTCTCCAGAACTTTGTATTTATGGGCATCTTTACCAAAATAACTTTCTAATTGCTCTTTCCAATCAATATCATTAGATTTTTGAGGTTGAGATATTATTTCTCCTGATCTAGTAGCTTGATTAAAAGAAGCTGATGGCTCAAAGCCTTTTGGATGATTAACTTTCTTTTTAGATTTTCTAGGATTTCTATCCTGTACAGTTTCAGCAAACTTCTTTAGGTTATTTGATTCTGCCATCTCTATAATCCCTAAAATATCTCCTTACTGTGTTGTAATTAAGATGTTTAAATTGCTCATAGTTATCTACTAAATATTGAGCTGCTAAAGTATCTGAAATATATTCTGATTCAGCTTCTTTTGCCACTTTAAGAAAGATTTTCTTAGCTTCTGGATTATCTAATATAAATCTAGTTGCTGAAAATTGCCCTGTAGGCTTCTTTCCCTGCTGTTCAGAGTATTGTAATAAAGTCATTATTCAACCTCCTATAAGTGTAGGTTAGCTAGGTAATATGACAAAATTTATTCTTTTAAGTGTTCTGGCTTGTCTTTTAAGCCTGTTTTTTGTATTTTTCTATAATGTGATTTTTTTAATGCAGCTAAATGCTCATTATAATCATATTTATCTATGACATCCCAATCAACATTATCATAATCAATTATTTCATAATTACTCTGGAAAATGCTGTGATGCACTTCAAAAACATGCAAAAGAGGAGTTCCTTTAGGTATTTGTAGTGCTTCATTTTCTTTTAAATCAAAAAAAGCAAAGATATTCATCAAACTCCATGCAGAAGTGTCCATTATTCCCTCTGAAAATGTTATTTTGTTATTTGGTAAGTAAAAAGGATTTTTTATTACTGTTAAATATCCTTTTTTTGTTGTAATTCTGTAAGGAAAGTGAAACTTTACAGCATAATCATTTAAAAATTTACCTACTAATTTTTCTGTGTCCATCTGTTCAAAATTAAGACTTGTAAAACCTTTTTTTTGACTATCAATAGCAATTAATTTATATTCTCCATTGTGTTTTATGTTTTGTATAAGTAAATCATCCCATGCAGGTAAGGTATATCCTATTTTTAAATAGTCAATAACTACAGGGCATTGTTTTATTGTTGGAATAGATTTATTGTAATTTTCAAAATCATAATAATGTTGCTCAATTTTTGATAACTTGCACTCTTTGCCTGATTGACATATTTTGCATATTATCTCATGATCCCCTTTTTGCATTTGTGGAATAATTTTATGAAATTGTAAAGTAGGATCTATACTTCTAGGGTACTGTTGCCAACTATCAGGCATTGACTCCTCATATTTTATTGGATTAGGAATATCAGGTAATATTTTATAGATTTTCATTATCTAATTATAATTAACTAGATTTTATTTTTATTAAATATCTACCCAATCTGATGAAGTTACAACACCATCAGAATTTTCAGTTAATACAAGCTCTTGCTCATTACCTGTATCTAAGTTCCATCTATTGTTTGAATTTGTTAAATGTGTAAAACTTGCTGCTGTTTTAACTTCTGTTGCTTCTGCATTTGGATCATATTTTGTATATCTGCAACCTACTGCTGTTTCTTTTGTATTAACTTCAACATGATCTAAACTTGTACTAAATTTTCTTTCAGTACCATCCTCAAGAACTTCTATTAAATCACTTTTAGGAACTACATAACCCTCAGCAATATCTCCTGTAGTTATTTTCATAAAAAATCTCTGTGCCATTTTATATCTCCTTAATTATATTCCAACACATATAAAGTTACTGTACCATTTCTTGATGTTTGTAAGGTATTAAAAAAATTAGCTACCTTAAATTCTACATTAGTTGTACTTGTTAAATCACTTTCAATACCTAAAGTATTTCCTGCTGCTCTCTTTCTAACATTAGCATTAGCAGTTTGTACATTAGGTTGACCAAAAGATCCAGAAACAAGAACTGTTTTAGATAAATCTACTGCTGAAATAGTTGAGCTAGATGTTGTGTTGTAGCCAATAGTTTTAGATACTTCTTGAATACTTTTTACAGGAGAACTTGCAACTTGTGGAAAAATAAATCTACCCATTAGACATACTCCAACACATATAAAGTTACAATACCATTTCTTGAGCCCTCTAAAGTGTCATTATTATTTGTTGTTACAAATTGAACATTAGTTGTACTTGTTAAATCACTATCACAACCATAAGCCCAACCATAACTTCTTTCTCTAACTCCTGCATTCATTTGTACAGAAAAAGGATTTTGGAATGATCCTGCTACTAAAACTGTTTTACTTAAATCAACTGCTGAAATAGTGCTATCTGTTGTTGTATTTTTAGGCATACTAACAGAAACTTCCTGAACACTATTTACAATACTTGCTCCTGCTTCAGTTATAAATCTACCCATTTTTTTATACAGATTCCTCTATACCATATACATTAACTGTAGCTCCTGTTCCATCAGAGGAAGTTACAACAACAGATCTACCTGCTTCTAAAACTATATTAGTTCTCTCTAGTACCTGTTTTGTAGTTAGTGAAGTATCATCCTCAATCAAGTCTAAAGAGTCAAAAGTGCCATCTGTTTCATTAGGTATAGCTAAATCAATAGTTTGTGTTGATCCAGATATACTTGCAATATTTATATTAATAACTGCTAATGTGCTAGATGGTACTGTATAGACTACCAAATCTGCACCTGAGCTACTTGATGTAATTACTGCCTGTCCTAAAACCCCACTTGCCATAAATTTTCTCCTTTATCCATTAGCAGCAAAGAATAATCTGCTGCTGTTTAATGTTATTGTACTAGCTATCTGGCTAGGATTAACTTTCTTTGTAGCTGATCCTGAAGCATCATACAAAATTAAAAAATCATTACCTGTATCTACAGTAATACTTGTGCCATCAGTTAATCTTGTTGGATCTACTACAAGACTAGGAGTACCAGAAGTAGCTCCCCCATTTAGTCCTGATGTTGCAGCAGTTGTAATTCCCTCAATATCTCCTGCTTCTGCACCTATCCAACTGCTTCCATTCCATGCTTTAAGTAATGAAGCTGAGGTATCATAGAAAATAGTACCTGTAACTTTATTAGTTAAAGCTGAATTAGCTGCACTTTCTCCTGCAAAAATAAAAACAATAGAATCTTGAATGTCTTGAAATCTAGCTTCTGTTACTAGATCTCCTGTACTCCAATCAAACCATCCACCTGCTGCCATGTTAAAATATCTCCTTTAATCTTTTTTAAGTATAACTTAAGTTTGTATCAATTCCTAACCTATTTACTCCTAGAATCCAAGCTCCTGTTTCAGCAGTAGATAAACCAATCTGCCAAGTCCAAGTATTGTTTCTAGCATCAACCTTATGTTTTATTCTTTCTATAAATAAATCATAACTTTCAACTGTGCCTGATGGTGTAGTTACATTAGCTTCAACAAAACTTCCAATTTCTAATCCAAGTGCTTTTGACCATAATGCAGTATTTTGTTGAGGAGCAAAAGATAGGCTTTCTACAGTTGTTTGAGGTATTGAGTTAGCTACTACTTTTTGACTTGCAATAGAAGCTGCATCTGCATCAGATACATTTAATGTTCCAGATTCTGTTAATACATGAGCTCCAAATCTCTCTACAGAGTCTGAATCTATGGCAATTTGTGTAGATCCACCTGTTCTAGTTCTCTGTACAGTATTAACTATTTTTGAATCATCATAAGCAGAAATAATATCTACATAAGGTAACTCTCCTCCACCCTGTCCAAAAGTAGCACTAGGAGTTGTTGTATTAGTCAATCTGAAGTTTCTATCTCTAAAAGTAGCATCTCCATTAGCAGCTATAAAAAAAGTACCATTTTCTGCTTTTTCTACTTTCCTTAGAGCTGTTAATAAATCATCTGTGTCTGGTTGAGTTTGCACTTGTAGCTGTCCTGTAGATATTGCCTGATTGCTATAACCAAAGCTATCAAGTATGTTTTTAACTCTTACAGAGCTTAATTCCTGTGCTTGTAAAAGTGATAGCCTAGTAGTTTCCCCAAGTTTAGATATACCTATTCTCCATCCAATACCATCTAAAGTTGCATTAAAGAAAAGCTTAAAAGCATCTACAACTCTAATTTTAGTTGAGGAATCATAGCCCTGTCCTGCATACTGTACAGGAAAGCTCTCTACAAAGCCATGAAATAAATCATAAGTTGTAGAACTATGAGTAGCTCTTATTCTTAATCTTTTAAGTGGTTGGATTTTAGTTCTACCTGCTGATGAATCATAAAAATGGGTTGATTGATTAGGAGAAAATCTGTTATCTCTGTTATCTAAAACAACTGTAGCTGTTCCTGTCTGGAACTCTGCTAAATCTGATATTCTACCCCTAGTTGTTTCAAAACTTCTTAAATAAGCAGTAACATCTGTAAATGTTTGAGAACTATCTAGTGGATTACTGTCAAAAGCTATTTCACAAGTTAAAGTAACATTAGAATCAAAAGCAACTGACATTATCTAACCACAAAGGCTTTGCCCTGATTTTGTATTCTTGTATTTACTTTCTGGAAAGTAGTTGCAATAGTTTCCTCATCTATAACTACTTGAGTTGTTAAGTTTATATCCTGCCCACCTGTTGATGGAGCAGATACAATAGTTTGTGGAGCTACAGTAGGAGCAGGAGTAATTGCATTATTACTTGCTAAGGGAGATGGTGTAAAGCCTCCAACTAAATCTAATTGACTTAATTGTCCATCTAATATATCTACAAGACTTTTGCCCTCTACTTTTTCTAATAATATTCTATAATTTACTAAAGCTCCATTAATAGCATCTGCCCAAGTTATATTTAAAATATCAGCAGCATCTTGTATTGAATCTTGAAAATTCTCAGTAGCAAATAAATCTAAAACATCTTGCAGATTTTGAGCTGCTTCTAATTGTGTATTCATTGCAGAAGTACCTTTACCTGTAGCCTCATCTAAATCCTCTTGAGCTTCTGCAGCTCTTTTTCTAGCTTCTACTAATTGATCTGATTCTCTTTGTAATGCAAGTTCAATCAATCTAAGTTCCTCTTGTGCTACTGCTAACTCCTCAGTTACATTCTTTCCCTGTCCCTGAAAAAAAGTGAGCTCTGCAATTTGTTGCTGTAATTCTTTTTTCCTTAGAGCTTCCTGAGCAGTTATTAAACCCTCCTCCTCTAAAGCTCTGTTAAGATCCTTTTGGGCATCATCTCTGCCCTCTTGTAAATCAGTTAAGTCTTTAATTTGTTGAGCTGATATGCCTAATACTCCTGCTAATTTTTCTGCAAAAGGTAATACATCTTTTTTAAGTGTTGTTCCAAACTTTTTCTGTGTTGGTATTAATAAATTCACTAAACTTTTATTTTTATTTAATGAATTGTTAATAATATTTGTATTTTTTGCATAATTATCAAATTGTTGTACAAGTTCCTCAGTTGATTCTTTTTGTTTTTTATCTATTAATATTTGTGCTTGTTGTGCTATACCTCTTGCTTTTAAAACTTTTCCAAAAACATTAAAGCTAGTTATACCTCTATCTAAAAACTTACCTAATTTACTCTGCTCCTCATTGCCACCTGATAAAACAATTTTTAAATCCTCAAACAACCCAACAGCTCCTAATACTTGTGTGTTTAAATCTGAAAATCTTTCTATTAAAGCAGGAGTTGATTCCTCTCTCATTTCATTAAATACTCTTAAAACTTCTCCTGCTGCAGGAAGTAATTCCTCTCCCATTTCCTCTCTGAGTTCTTGAGTAGCACTTCTAGCTATTAATGTTTGTGCTGCAAATCCAGAGGCTTCTCTAGCAGCATTACCCTGTTGTACAGAGGATCTTTCAAATATAAGAGCTGTTGTTGCAAGAGCTTTTTCTTGTCTTGTTAATGCTTCTGCTGATGTTTTTCCTGTTTGTTCAAAAGCTTTTGTTTGTACTTCTGCCTCTGTGATAGCAATACCATAAGTCTTTAAAGCTTCTCTTTCTCCAACTAATGCTGATCTAAATGCTTGTAAAACAGGAGCTGCACCTGCTGTTATGTTGTTAAATGATGCTATATCTCCTGCTAAGTTAAAAAGTTCTGATGATAAGTCTGCTGATTCTGATTGAGTAAAACCTATTCCCTGTGCAACAGATCCAAATACTGAAATTAATTGTTGTGCTTCTGCTGATGTTAAACCAAATAAGTTAGCATTTTTTGCTAATTGTTGAGTAAGTTGCTCTGATGCTTGTCCAAAAGTAGTTCCAAAAGCTCCTGCAGCTTCTTGAGCAGAACTAGCTGCTTGAATAGCAGACATAGAGAAATCTAAAAGAGATTTAGCTGCTAAACCTGCTGCACCAACAATAGCTGTTGCTCCAAGTCCAGACATTCCAGAAGCTAATTGAGCATTAGCTTTTGTAGAACTTTTAACTCCTGTATCTAATTTTTTAGTAGATTTAGATACCTTATCTAATTCCTGAGATGTTTTATTTGCTCCTGTTAGCTTTAGGAACATCTCTAAAGTTGCTCTAGCCATTATCTCCTCAATTTACTTCTAGCATTAGCTTCTGTGATAGCTTTCTGCTCTTTTTTGTTTCTATCTATGTAGTATAACTTCCAAGACTCAAATTCTTGCATACTCATATTTTTTCTAAGAGCATCTACTGTCATGCCTAAATCTAAAGCTAGTCTAAATTCAAAAGCCAACTCTGTATTATTCTGGAAACTCAGAGGCTATAGAAGCCTGATCCTCCTTAGTCCAAGCCATACACCTATAGATACCTATTAAAACTTTATCTACTATAGATGGTGTAGCTTTACTATAAAACTCCTCAACTTGTTCTAAATCATCAAGCTGTGGATCTTTTAAACCTTTTAGCAAAAGGTGTTTTTCAAATAAGACTTCATCTCTTATTCCATCTGTTTCAGATAGTTCATTGATTTCTACTGCATCAGCTTTAGTTAAACCTGTAACTAATACTGTTGCATCCCATTCAGGTATCTCAATCTCTTTCTCTGGTAAAGATGGTGCATTAGATATATCATCCATGCTAAGTCTTTTCATGATAACCTCTTTTCTGTTGTGAATTACTTAATTTATATTTTAAGCAGTTCCCTCAGTTACATCTCCACTAACTTGAAAAGCTGCTGAGAAGCTTACTGCTCCTCCTACATCTGGTGTTCTATCATAAGATGTCATTATTGCTTTTCCTGAAGCTTTAGGATTTCCTCCTGTAGTTCCTATTGGATAGAACTCAAAATCTCCCTCTACTCCTAGTATAGCTTTGAGATAACCATCAACAGTTGCATCAAAAGATCCTGATATAGTGATACTTGCATCCTTTAGTCCTGCTACAAAAGCTTTAGAACTATTAGAAAATGCAGAAACCTCAGCTACATCAGCAGTTCTTGAAACAGAAACATCTGTTAAAACATTAGAAATATCTCTTAATGTTCCTCCAGAGTCATCTATTTTAAAAGCTGCACTTTTTCCATGTGTAAATGTTGGCATTTATCCTCTCCTCTATTTCCTTAATTTATCCCTGTGCAAATCCTATAGCTACTGTAAAACTAGGAGTTGATCCTCCTATTGTTAGAACAGCTCTAGCATACCTAGCAGGAGCACTTGCACTTGTCTTTAATTCTGATGTCATTCCTGTAGCCTGAGTAAATGTAATATAATCAGAAAAGGAACTATTATCAGAACTTGTTTGAATCTTAGCATCTAATGTTGGGCTTGTTCCACTTGCTGCTGTAACATGTAAAACTGCACCTCCTCCATTAGTACCTGCTGCTCCAAAATCTACTGAAGTCTGTGTTGAAGTTGATGTAAAAGCTGCAGGAGCTACCATACTTTTACCATTAAAAGCATCTCCATCAAATTGAAATGCTACTGCTACTGAAACTACTGATCCTACATCTGCACTTCTATCATAAGAAGTTGCAATAGTTGTTCCAAAAGACACAGCATCCCCTCTTGTATATCCAATAGGTGCTATAGAGAATGCTGCCCCAGATCCTCCAAGTTGAGCTAAATACTCTGCATTGGCATCTGGGCTAGATGTTGTAAAGTAACCTGATAAGGTAGCTGTGCCATCCTTTAAGCCACTTACAAAAGTTTTTGATGAATTTGAAAAAGTACTTGTTTCAGCTACATCAGCTGTTAGTGATAGAGCTGCATCTGTTAGTGTATTTGAAAGATTAGTATTATCTAAAATTACTACTGCATCTTTACCATGTGAAAAACTAGGCATCTATTTCTCCTCTATCCAAGCTTCATTTTCTACTGTAGATGGATCATCTTTAATAAATTTACCATCATTAGTTCTAGCTCTTTTCATTTTACTATCAACTTTTTCTGCTGCATTATTCTTAATTAATGCTTTAGCTATTTTATCAGGCAAGTCTAAAACTTCTCCTGCTTCTGCTCTCACTTCTTTTTTATCTAATAGGAAATCACTTCCTAATAATATTTTAATTTTCATGCTATTACCTCTATATTGAATGTTACACCAAGATAACTAGTTCCCTGTGTTACTTCATACTCTCCATAATCAGTTGCACTTATTACTCTAACAGACATAGCTGCACCACCCAAAGTTGGATCTCCCTCAATAGCTGCTTTTATTGATGTAGCACCTGATGAAGCTAAATAAGCATCTACCTCATCTTGTGAAGTCTGAGCATCAATTCTTGATATATATACAACAATAGGAATTTCATAAGTATCTGCACCTCTAGCCATTGTTGAATCATAATTAAGTGTATTTAGAGGAGCTACTAGAGCTATTGGGGGTACTATATAATCTGGCACAAACTCACTTGCAGTAAGTCCAGAAATTGTTTCTAATCTTGTTTTTAGTCCATCTCTAATACTTGTCAAAGCTGCCATTATCTAACACTCCTAGCTATATCTCTTGCAATTAATTCTAACATCTCTTGCCCTCTGTCCTTAATCTCTTGTTGTTTCTCAAAGACTACACCACCAATAAATGGCTTCATTTTTAAACCTCTCTTAGATATTGCTCTAGCTACAAGAAAAGGATTCATTTTAGGTTGTCCTCTCTTAGCCCACCTAGCAAGACTAGATCCCTCTTGATATGGAGGAAAAAATGGTCTAGTTTTTTTAACAGGGCTAAATCCTCTATATATTGGCTTTCCATGAATAAAAGGTGCATATTGTTTATCAGTAGCTAATTTAAAGCCCTCTGACATTCTAAGCCTGTTT